TTCCATCAGGTAATATGACACTTAATGTTGGATTATTTGTTGTTGGTAAATCAGTTGCAGCAGAATCATCTACAGTAATCTGAGTTGTTGTTGCAGAACTTACTCTTCCACCCCTTCTAAGACCAGAACGCACAGGATCAGCAATATCAATAACAGCACCAGGTCTGACAACGACACCAGAATCTATAGAAGTTGCAAATGCAACAACTTCACTTTCATTTTGTTCAGCAAATAAGATAGCTTTTGCTAATCTTCTAGCCTGACCTCTGGATGTACAAGCAAATCCTTTTACTTGCTTAACAATTACTCCTAGCTTGGCTATCGAAGCGGTATCTTCGTAGACTTCATAATCTATCTCTCTACTATCCATATTAAAATAAGAAACAGAAATAACAGTATTTCTTGTTTTTAATCCACTTCCTGAGTAACTAAATCCTTCTTCAGTTACATTGGCTAAATTAAATAAATAGCTTGCATCTTTTGGGCTATCTTGTGCAAGTTGAATACTTCCAGCAGACCATATTGGCATACATCTCATAACTCCTGCCAGTTCATTTATCAAATCAAATGCTTCACTCGAAGATTGAATATTTACGTTGCAACTAAATCTAGCTTCCTGTCCTCCAAATCCATCATCTACAAGAGTATTAGCAAACTTACTAGCAGTAACGAAAGAAAATAGATCAAGAGAACTATCAGTTATATGATTACCAAATCCATATCTAGTATCTGTAAGAAGATCAAGTAACACCATGCTTGGGCATGAGCACCATTGAGCAGCACCCATAACACCATTAAAGATATATCCGTCTGGATAAATAATTCGACCAGTATTAGCATCAACAGTTGGAGTTCCAGAACTATTAGCACCAGCACCAGGGATTCTTACTTTTATTCCTCTAATACGATATTTTCTTGTTGGTACTGATTGAAACTGCATAGAGTCCAACCTGACAGAAGCGTAAGCACTATTGGCATAAGTATTGGAATCATCAATAATTTCAGCGAAACTTGTCCATTGAAATGCGTCTTGCAAACTTGAATCTGAACTATCGGCAGTAACTCTGGTAACTCTTATGTCCACAGGAAAAGCACCTGTAAAGTTTATTCTGTAATCTCTTTGGTACGCATCAGCAGTTCTACCTGTAATAGTATCTGAAATTACATCAGTAAAACCACCAGAGTTATATTGAACAGCAATTTTTAAAGAAACAGATGATCCAAGTAAATCTCCCTTATCTGTTGCTTTTTGTATCTGAGGAAAAGTTATTGTAATGTTTGCAGCATCAACATTTGAATTTGTTATCTGTCTAGTAACTGGAGAAGATTGAGTTACAACTACTCCAACTGCTGTGATAGAAGAACTACTTTCAATACCTTCAACTTTTGTTTGATCTGACGTTCCAAAACGAGGATTAAATGTTACATCTTGGAAATTAAAATCAGTTGTAGCTGGAGATGCAGAATTAGCTGTGGCTTTTAAAACAGGAGTATCATTTAAAAATACATCTTTTAATGCAGCGTTATTATATGCAGTTGTGCCTTTTGTTCTGCCTTCTTTTGATGCAGTAGCAAAACCTTCTATCTCTCCTTCAGAAATAAGATCAAGGAAAGTAGCAAACTGCCTACTATGTAAAGTATCAGGAGTTCTTGTTGGTTGAGGAGGGGGTGGAGGACTACCACCACCAGAGCCAATAATATTTTTTGGTACGTCTGTCATGCTTGTACCTGTTGAGTATCAACAGCACCACTTATAACTACTGATCCTGTTACTATTTCTCCGTAAACAAGTGGCACAGGTGTACCAGCCCGTGCTGTATTTTGCGTACCAGAAAAGCTAAATGATAATCTTGGATCTTGTTCAGAGCTAAACTCAGGTAATTTAGGCAGAGGAAATAACATATCACTTACACCAGATAAAACTAAAGCACCACCAAGAGCACTTATAGCTGTACCTACTTTTGTTGCAAAAAGAACTCCAGGAGTTGAGATACCAACCACTCCAGCACTCGCACCACCAAAACTTGTAGTACCAAATAAACCAGCACCAGGGAAAAAGAACGAAGCACCTATTAATGCAGCACCTAGTAAAAACTTTCCTGTACCGCTACCAGCACCAGCAATTACAGGAATAATATGTATATCTTCCTGTCCTATTGGATAGTGTATTTCTTCTTGATCTATTGAATAATTACCAACTTTTACCTGATAATATTGAGGATTCATATACTTCTCTATCTGCGGAAAATTATTAACAAGAAAACTAACTGCTTTCGCAAGACTATCTACCTGTACTTCAAATTCTTTATGCCCTACAAACTCCGCAAGCTCACCATATAATTTTAATTTACGCAACATAACGATACCTACCTCCTGTGCATTTTAACAACCATTGAGAATAAGGCTCTCTACAAGATAGTCTATCGGTTAAATGATGTAAAACATCCCCATCTAAAAAAATAGCTACATGATTTAAACCAGGAGATCCTATAGACATTAATAAAGCATCGCCATTCATTGTCTTTTCATCTGGTCTAAGTTCTCTAAATCCAGTTCTCCATGCACAGGTTTCAAACAAAGGATTAAGAATAAACTCTTCTGGTGTTGTAGGTCTATCCCAATCCTTTAATTCAATGCTTTTTTCTTCTTTATACCAATCTTTTACCAAAGACCAGCAATCAGTAACACCCCAGACCCACGGCCTACCCAGTAAAGGTGGTTTATATCCACAAGGTTCGCAATATCCCCATTGTTCTGTTTTTGGATTAACAATGTGCCATGGAAGATTACTTTGCTCACAACTAATTTTATCTGCTTGACTAGGAACAGGAGGTGTTACGGGATGACTATGAACTATAGCTGTTATTTCTCCAGTATTATCTGCTTTTACATAATCCTCTGGATCAATAATAAAGCATTGATGATCTGTCATTGAAAGATTACGACAAGGATAATATTTTTCTTTTCCTCGAATATTTAACAATAAACCACAAGACTCTTTAGGGTCTTGGTCTTTCGCATGAACAAGTGCTTCTTCTTTCCAATTCATGCTATAAACGTACCAATAGAAGGAAACTCTGTTCTAGTGCATTGTCTTTTTGGTGCTCTTATACCAGCAAGATCAAATACTGCTGCTAATTCAAATTCAACTATTTCTCTATTTTCTGCTGATTTTCTATCTATTTTGTAAATTTCTTGAGGAAATTCTGCTGTAGGATCTGGTGTACCTAATGGATTCACCTGTTGAGATGTGGTGGTCGTTGTTTCTTGGGTCGTAGTATTTGGATCGTTCATTGTAATCGTATTTCCCATTCCATTTCCATGACTTGTGCAGTAATATCTTAGATCGTTAGGAGCAGAAGGATATGCTGGCTGATAAGTAACTGTAGCATCTGTTCCAAGTGTTCCAGCATTTGTTGTAGATTGCTGCCCTCCAGCATCAGACTTAATTCTCAAAGGATGCCCAACATTAGAACTGTGAGATTGATTGAATATATAAGTTGAACCACGTTTCATTGTTATTACAGGTTTTTGA